CGCACAAACGTACGACACAACGTAAAATCAATTTCCCAATTGATCTTATGCAAGCGTGCGGAGCGTCAGCCCTCGCCTCCCGGGTCCCTCTGAAAAGGGGTGCCCGAGCGGCAAGTCGACGCAGCGCGAACTGCTGGAAGGGGCGAAAAGCCCTTCCAGCCGCTTGCGTTGTTGGTGTTCACTGGCCCTCGGTGCAAAAACGACTGGCTTCAGCGGAACAGAGTTGCGGTTCGAAAGAACTGCAACGTCGGGTACGACTGGCGTGTGAGACGTGGCGAGCAATCGCCGCGGCTTCCTACGCTCGAGGTACTCCGAAGTTCGATCTCGGGGTGACCCAGGATCGAACCCGTTTAGCTAAAGTTTGTCGTTTAGCATCGTCCATTTTAGTCGGGACGGCCAATCGAGGGGACGGAGAGGTCACCCGCGTGAAGAACGCGGCCTCTTCCCTCCGCGCGGAAGTGTTCGAGTACGATAAGGTGAAAGCCTCATCGTTCTTCGGACTCGTCGGCGCACTCGGTTGGTCTGAGCCGGAGCTCGCGCTCCAGCTCAGCTACGTTGGCCGCGCCCTCCCCTACGGGAGTGACGCGGTTATCGCAGCGTCCCTCAAGACGCACAAAGCCGTGTTGGAGACCCGCCAGGTTACTCCACCCGTTCTCTTGTCGGCAGCGCGAAGCTGGGCCTGTAGTTGGGCCAAGTCCAAAAGACTTGACCTTTCTCAGACCCGGCCGAGCGCCGTCCAAGAGTCATCCTGCCTCGAGTTCTCGAGACGGGAGGGTGGTTTCACTCGCGGGCTCCAAGACCGGCTCTATCGTCTTGACCTCGCTCCGCCAGACGCACTCCCATCGGAGTTGCGTAAGTCGGATGCTCAAGTCGCTTCACGCCTCCGTGCGTCCTGGTGGTCCCCGTTCCAAAGGGGATTCAAAGGAAACACGGCGGACGCCAAAGTCGTGCCAGTCCCCGAACGCGGTTTCAAATCGCGAACGGTGACCCGTCACTTCTCGGGCCGTGTGGCTTACCTTCATCAGTTCCGTCGGTGCCTGACCGCCGCGCTTGCGCGCGATGGCCGGGTCCGCGAAACTGTTGAGGGAAACCACCGAGGTGCGATAGAGAGCATGGTCCGTGGTCTTCGTCCTGACGGAGTACTTCTTAGTGCAGACCTAACTGCCGCGTCTGATCGGCTCCCGCGCGACCTCCTCACGGAGATCGTTCAGGGGCTGTCAGACGCCGCGACGTTGCCGCCCGGGGTAACCCGTGACGACTTCGTCAAACTGACAGTTGGTGCCTACAATTTGGAGTACCCCGACGGTTCGAAGATCACCACCGAGCAGGGAGTCCTTATGGGACTCCCTACAACGTGGCCGCTCCTTTGCCTCGTCCACCTGTTCTGGGTAGACCTAAGCAGAGAAGCGCCGGATCCACGAGGAGCTAAAATGGTTGATATACAATGTAGAGAGTCTGAGAGAATCTGTGGAGATGACTTGGCAGCGTGGTGGCGACCCGAGAGGGTCGCCCTTTACGAGGACATCGCACGAAAGTGCGGTGCCACGTTTAGCAAAGGCAAACACCTTCGATCGCGCCGCTGGGGCATCTTCACGGAGGAGATCTTCTGTGTTCGCGAGAACATAGTGATCCCCAAGGACTGGAAATCCTGCCGGCCGCTGCGGCCTCACTCGCGCCTGCGCAAGCGGGTCGAGTCTTGGCACGCGGCGGCGTTGGCCTATGTGGAGCGTGAGCTTAACGCTCACCTTCCGTGTAGGTTCAACCCCGCCGTGCGCAAGTCGCCTCAGGTTCCCCGTCCTCTTCTCTTAACCGACTTCGGTCACTGGGCCAAATGTTTCCCAATCCGGTGGGCTGTGAGGGCTCCCAGGCGCTTGCCTGGGGGTGTCTCGCAGTCCTTACCGGATTGGTTCACAATTGGCCCCGCGACCTGGTCGGTCGCCGCCCACGCGGGTGCGTGGAAGGGTGTGAGTAGCGTCCGTCGAGCCTTGTATCCCGGCCTAGGCCGGGAGCTTGCCTCGATGGGTGCTCCTCCTTTCCTTCCTCGCGCCCTCGGGGGCGGCGGACTCTCCACTCCCCGCGGACCCGCACTAAAGGTCGGTCGCGCCGCTAGCGTGATGTGGAGGAGAGCGATCGGATCCGGGATCTACCGGAGCCGAGTCGCTGACCTCCCCTCATCATGCTGGCGTGCCGCGGCCTCACCAGCGTACGAACGGGCTTCGAAAGAAACCGCCCGTCTGCTGGATCGACCAGAAGTACGGATCACGCGCCGCAATGGTGGCATTCCTGAAAGGGGCTTTCGCACTTTCGGGTCTGCTAATGACTTCCTCGAGTCACGAACCGGAAGGAACGTGACTTGGGCGGCCATTATCCACTCCGTCCCCCTGAAAAGGGACGAAGTGCTTACCAAAGCGGTTGTACGTCAGCGGCTAGACTTAAAAGTCCGGCAGCTGGCGTCGCGGGGTGGGTTCCTCCGCGCCTCTGCGCCAATTGGCCGTCTACTCCGAAAGGAGCACGACAAAACCATTTGGTTCAAAGACGAGGAGGTCCCCGTTGTAGCTCAAGGGACAGTGAACACATCTAACCAGGGTGGCCTCGCGGCCATGCTGGCTAGGTTCGGCAACCCGAGAC